TGTCAAACGGAACATGAGTTATATCTTTTCCAGCCCCTCTTCCGATGTCCGCGTGAGCCCACCATTCCGATAGGTAACGGGCTACGACTCTCTCGGTAGAGAATCCTCGGTATTTACGGCTTTGTGAAGCCATTTACCGTATGACACTTTGCACATGACCACGACTTATTTACCAGGTTAACCTTGATATCTTTGTATGGAATAGTTTCATTGCAAAGGCAGCATCGAGTAGTGAATGTAAAGGTATCAAGAATCTCTACGACTTCCTTAGCTCGATAAATCTCATCCTCGGTTGGGAATGACTCCCAGTCGCCGTCCTGGTTCATAAACTGTAAACGTCCCATTACACTCTCGCCTTCTGTCGTTGCCATGCGCCCGTCTCTTTATTGATCTCGTACCAGATTACGTCGTCTGGTGATGCACATCGATTAGAGATTTCACCAGTTGCAGCCGTTGGGCATTTAAAGTGGCCCCAAGGCTTACCCGCCTTAGTTGTTCCAGTCTTCCAGAACATCTCACCATGAGGGCAACGCGGAATATCCTTCTCTGTCTGGCCGCCAATGATCTCTTTCACCGTCGCAACTGCTTCCTCCATTGTGGGAGGCATAGTCGATGGCTTGATAGTCCATGGATCCTCTTCCTTTACTACTGGAATGTACTCTCCTGAAGTCTGGGCCATCTTAGCCTTTACTTCATCGATCGTAGCCTTTACTTCGGTTACTTTGGCGACTTTAACCATTTCTTCACGCGACGCTCTCTTACCCTTAGTTGCATAACCCGCATTAGCCAGAGCGCGGCCAATCGCACTAGTTTCGCAATTCTCGAGAGCGGAAGTAGCATTAACTCCGCGACCTTGTACCGTTTCCTCAGCCAGCCCAGTCGTCCAAGGCCGAGAATCAGCCTCAGTTCGAAAGATACTAGCTTCAACGATAAAACGACCAGAGGTCTGATCAAGAAGTTTAGTATGTATCTGTCCATCGGGATGATCCTTCCAGAATTTAATTAGGCGTTCTTCGACTGTTTCATAATCTTCCAGATTAAACATAGAGCTCATTCTCCTCTGTGTGTAGTTGTCCTGCTATTGCCATATAGGCCGCAGCGTCGATGTATGTATCGACCTTTCCCGTTTCCATACTTCGTGCGAGTTTGACCAATGCCATGCAGTTTGCCACTTGATAGTCAGTAAGAGGCATTTCGAGGTATGCGCTCCAGAGTCGTGCGGTTCGGGACATATTGTCCGATGGGTGACCGTAGTCCATGCCACGGTCTTGGATAATTGCCTTTGCTTCTGTGAGGAAATCACCTGCGTTCACACTTTCACCCTTTCCTTCTTGTCGTAATAAGCCTGGACGGCCTTTCGGCCTTTGATATATCCGACTCGATGGCCGACTGTGCGGCCGAGGTGGAAATATAGCGCAGACATAATAAACATAACGACGACGTCGCCGAATGATGGATCGAACATTATGCCGCCTCCACTTCCGCAATTGTTATTGGTTCTAGCCAATCGATTTTGGCCATGCGCTGCATCTCTTTCTCAGCTAGTTTGAGAGAAACGTGGAATGTAGCGGCAGGCTCTGGGCTTACGCTTCCACCTGAAATATTGCGAAAGATAACGGCATGAGTAAATACTTTGGTTTCTGACTTGCGATATAACTCGCAATCTTTGACTTTGAATGTTGTCATTTTGCTCCCTTTATGAACGTGTTTCGCTCATGGGATAATCTTGGCAGATTCTTAGGCGTGGTCAATAGAATTTTGATAACGAAACGGTAACGATTCTGCCTCGTCTATGTGATCATCGATCGACCTGGCTAGGTCGTTATCTAGGTCGTCCATAGCGCTTGCCTGAAACTACGAAGGTTCCGTCCTTCTCAAAGTAAATTAGATCGACTTGGACGTTCTTACCCTCGACGTACATGATGGCGAACGCCTGCTGCCAGTTGGCAGAACCTCGCGTATAACTCGCCTTAGAGAAGTCCATAATGTTGCCAACTTCGACCCCATGCAAAACACGCCCTATACGGCCTCCAGAAGCCTCTGAGAAGGACGATCTGCCCGCTCTGTGAGTATGTCCTGAGATAACGCTCTTGCCGTGTCTACGGGCCGCTTCTAGGGCTGATAGGCCTCCCTGTGACTTGATAGGCGTATGGTCGCCATGGACGGCGATCCAGCCTGGAGCGATGTTATACGGCTTCTTATGGAAGGTTATGCCTAATTCATCGAAGCGCATGAACTTCTCGAATCGAAGCTCTGGCAATGATAGGAAAGAGGGAATCTTCCTCATGATCTGATTGTAAAGGCGATCCGTGTGGTTGGAACGCAGAACTTGGGTTACCTGTAGGTCGTAAAGTACCTGAACAGCCTCATCGCGATCCGCTCCAAGCGTCTGCTCATAAGCCTCTGGCGTCCCCTCGCTGAACTTGCTGATCGTGTTGAAATCGATCTCATCGCCAATCGTGACGACTTCGTGCGGCTTAAACTTCTTGATAAAACTGACTAGATTCTTGACTGCGTGTCTATCGTGGAATGGAACCTGTAGGTCGCTCACTATGACTATGCGCTTCATTAGTCCTCGTCTTCATCGTCCTCGTAGGGTAGGCGATCCACTCGGTCAGGGATCGATGGCAGGATCCAATCAGGATAAGCGTCTCTGTCCTGGATAATACTCAAGGCAATATCGACGGCGAAGCCTGCTCGGCGAAGTGCCCGATACATCTCATGAAGGCTTATAGCCCAAGCGTCTAACTGTGAGTAAGTATCGAGATCGATTACTTTCTTTCGTGCCATGGTATTAGTGTGACTTACCTAATAATTCGATAATAGTATCGACACGCGCTTCTAGTCGATTTACCTGGTCTTTAATAGATCCTCCGCCGTTGGGCTTAAGTTCATTAAGGTAGTGCTTAATCAAGAACTGTAGAAACGCAGCAACGCCGCCAAGGACTGTAACAATCCCGACGGCGATCGCTGCAATATCTACTGCGCTCACTTTTTCTTTTCTACTGTATCGACCGCAGCTTCTAATGCGTCTGCAACGATATCGCCGACTGCCTTCTTTGCTCGGTATGACTTGATCGCTGCGCGGATAACTGGAATCGCAATGAGTCCTAGTGTTGCGTAGATAATCGCTTCCATTACTTGCCTCCTAGTAGCGGGATATTAAAGAACGAAGAATCTGCATCGCCCTGCTTAGTGAAAGAGATATGGCAATGATGGTTATGCGGGTTGCTTCCAGAATACTTACGCCAACGCCAGCCCATGCGAGACGATGCAATTCGCCCGTTGAAGATAATGTAGGCAATGCGCTTTTCTCCTGCCTTGGCGGCGAGTCGAAGTTGATCAGCAATATCGGGCATGAGGTCGGGCTTGCCTGACTTATGGACATCTCGATCGACATCGATGGCGCGAACAATTCCAGTCTCTCGATCAGGGTTATGGTCACTAGGACGCGCTGAATGACGGAGATCGCCGATCCAGCCATCGGAACGCCTATCACGATCTGGGAAGGAATCATCGAACTGCTCTCGCAGTTGTTGCCCCGCCTTGCATAATACGGGTTTCATTTACCGACTGTGAGGCCTTCTGGCAATGGCTCTGAGTAATTCCACTCAGCAATATAAACGCCTAGGCCGTCTGAATCATCTTGAAGAGTTATAGTCCCGTTAGCAAAGGCTAAAGTGCCTTCAAGTTCTGGATATGCTGCCACGATTGTTTCTCTAATTGTCATTTTTTAACTCCTAATCCATACGCCTGAGAATGATGAGTTGGCTGCGCCGCCTTCGATTGAGGCTCCGTCGCCTGAAATCCAGCAATACATTTCGAGATAATCGGTTGTGCCGTTCATGTAAATTAGATCGGCATTTGAGCCCGTGTTACCGTTAGTGCCGCCAAAGCCGTTAAAACTTGTATTGTATCGAGTTCCATTTTTGTAAACGGCTGTGTATCCGAATCCCGATGTTGCGGTGCGCTGAATCCAATTAAGAGAGTTAATCTGATAATACCCAGCCTTGGTTGGAGTAAATCGGTTAGAATCAAAATCGGCGTCTGTGTCGAATCGCTCTGTATCATAGGTAATTTTAGTCCATGTTTCAGAAGAAATTCCTGTTTGTGTTGTTGCCTTGTATACTCCGAAAGTTGGGCCCGTGGCTGCACCTGCGGTGGTCCAAGTAAAATCTAGATCGGTACCAGAGGCTTTAGATAGGACTTGACCCGTAGTGCCGCCTTTAAGGTCTACAAAAGCCGTATCAATATCATTACCAAGTGCGGCGATAGCGGTAGCGCCATCCTTTACCAGGTCTGTCGATTGTGGGATATCAAACCCAAAATTCGGTGTCGTTGTTGCCATTACGCTACTACTCCAATCGCATCTAGCCAGGTTAGGCTTGTGTTAAGTGTGTTCCAGGTCTCCGCCGCGTTCACCTGTTCCCATTTTACCGCAACTTGGGAGAAGTTTACAGGAGAAGCGTTGAAAGTCACGGTTAGATTATTAAGGCTGGCCCTGAAAGTCCAACCTTCGATGTACCCCTGAAATGAGCCACCGTTGATATTGGGTGGCAAATTTTGAATCCAGACGGGACGACCGAGGAAGATGTTAATTAACGCATCGCGATCTGCGTCATCGATCTCTGGGTTTCCGAGTGAGAACGTTATATTCTGAAACTTGGCATAAGGAAAGGCTCTGAGAGCGACGTATCGATCAGCTAGTGCTTCGGCATCGATATCTTTCTTAATTCTGGAAGTGTAATTTTCGGCATAAACGCCGTAAAGAGCTTGGCTCTCTAAATCCGTCGCCGTATAAGTCTTGGTAGCGTTGTTGTCGTAATTGATAGTAAAAGAGTTGCGAAGATCCCCAGCGCGAGTAGTGGCAGATAGTCCCACTCCGTTAGCATGGTTTGCATCTAGAGTGGTATACCCATTGGCCGCTAAATAGTCTTGGCGATGTGTTGAATCCGCATACCCGATATTGCCGTTTGCTTCCTCGTAAATGACGCCAAAGGCTGAAGTAGCGATAGCCGCGCAAAGGGAGTAGAGATCGGTATTGCTTGAAGCTCGAGAAATAAGTTCATAATCGCCTGGCTGGTCAATTTCTCCTAGCCCGATATTTATAGCGTTTTCCCACGTTTCTGTAGCGTTATAAGTTGCCCAAGTTTCTGCTGGCGGGACATCATTCCAAGAACCTAGTAGGTAATTTGAAAGAAGCGCGTAAATTTGGTCGCCGTCAAAATCGGCTGTCAATACGCCAGGATCAATAATCTTAGGTAACTTGGATAGGGCTCCCAGCGCGGTAATGCTAGCAACTGTCGTATATCCTAAATCTCCAGCGCTATTAACTGAGATAGTAAAGTCTGATATAAGGCCGCCAAAGATAGGGATATAAGCGCCTACTGAATCTGTAACTTCAACGGTTATGCCTGTTCCTACCGTGAAGTCATAACTGGAATTATCGAGGTTGAGTAGTTGAAGTTGGCAGTAGCCTGCGACGGGTTGCTGATAAATGTCGGTACGGCCTGAAGTTATTGTTAGATCGGCTATCGTGATATTTGATAACTCGACCGCGTTGATCAGAACCTTATAATCAGGTGTATAGGCCGTCATTAGCCAGTAAATCCTGCTGCGCCTAGTGTGCCTCTAGCTGCTGAATTATTAAGGACGTTTACGATTGTTCGAGCCGTTCCTTCTGGATCGATAGCGCCGTTTACCGTTATGTTGGTTTGGCTAGACGGTACGGTTACCTTTGGTAACGCTGGAGCCCTGGTAACTGAAGGGACTGAACTGGAAGAAGATGTAGATGGGCTACCGCCAAAGAAGCCAGAAACGGCTGACGCCGCGCTCTTAATGGCGTTAATGATTCCCATGATTCGATTATAGATATTAGTCAAAGTGGATACGAAATCGGCAAAGATATTGATAGCGCCTGAAATAAATTTGCCTAGTGATTGGAACGCCAGCCCTAAAGTCTTACCAATAATAGGAGCTAGGAAGTCCTTGGCAAAGTTAAAAATACCTACCATGAAGTCATAGAATGGCTGAAGTTGCTCGTTATTGTCTGCGAGAGCATTACGAACCGAGTTGAAGGCTGATCGAACGCCGTTAATGATTGGCTGAATGATCTTCATGACTGGCGCTAGCTTTTCGCCAAGGTTGCTAGTAAATTCTGAGATGGCTGGAATTACTTTGTTTACGATAGTTTCAACCATTGGAGTAATGGCGTTAAGGATGTACCCGCCTACTGTTTCCTTGCCTTCATCGAAGGCGATCTTAAGGCGATCCATCTTGCCTTGGAAAGTATCAGCCTTAGCTGAGGCCTGACCTTCGAAGGTCTGGGCAAGTTTGGCAGTAATCTGCTCCATGCTCATAGTTGCAAGTTCGGTCTTTGAAAGGCCAATTCCTAGGCGACCGAGTGAGGCAGTATTACCTTCGGCTGCGCGGGCCATTGCGTTAGTAACTGCTTCGAGTGACTTACCGCTACCTGCTGCGACATCGATGGCAATAGTCTGTAGTTTCTGGGCCTTCTCTACGTCGCCTGTTGCTCTGGCTAAACGCTCCAAGGATGGACGAAGTTCATCGTCTGTAACGCCAAAGGCTAGAGATGTCTTGGTTATGTAATCTTCTGTCGCAGCGATCTGCGCTTCTGTTGCCCCTGTGACGTTCTCCAAGGTGAGGGCTAGCTTCTGCTGCGCGGCTGCGTCTGCGATTGCTGATTGGACGCCATCGATGGCTAACTTACCAGCATAGGCAACGGCTGCGGCTCCTGCGGCTGCAAAGGCTAGGCCAGCCTTCTTACCGAACTCGGATACTTTGCCGCCGAAAGTAGTTACTTCGTTATCGGCTTTATTCAGGTTCTTTGTAAAGTTATCAACGTCAGCAAGGAGTTTAAGCGTTAAGGCTCTGGATGATGCGGCAGCCATTATGTCCACTCCTTTAAAATCTTATCGAATGAGGCAGTCCATCTAGCGACTATCTCAGGTTGAATTCTGCGTAACGTTGGAAATATAAACCATCCCCTAGAACCCCGACCTTGACGGCCAGACCATACTGGGAACTGCTTATATTTATTGGAACCGAACTCAGCGCCACCCCAGATTTCTTTGGTGGTTGCCCCACCTGAAAACTTCTGAGAGGCGAACCCGTAAGTAATCTCGCCAATTTTTGAAGATTTCTTAACGCGGGCTCCAAGCGCGATTCGATCGTCTACTCGGTTTCTCGTTCTTGTCGCTGCGGTCTGAACTTCACCTTTAGCAAAATCAGCCAAGGCTCCCGCTTGGCGTTTTGCTTCTTCGTTGGCTAAATCACCCATACCCTTAAGCGCTTTAAAAACTTTACGGAGTTCTGTCTGGTCTAGTGCTACTAAGTCACTTGCCACGATTACGCTCCTCTAGTACTTCTATAGCGGTTAAGATATCTTCACCAGTTCGCCAATGATCCATAGGGATCTGAGTGGCTATTGCCAGTTCTACTAAGAGTCGGCTTACGCTTCCTCTTGGATGACTTTTGGGCTCTCATCACCGACTTCAACATCGGTAATTGACTCCATCCAGACATCAAGCGGCTTAACTGGCTTGCCTCCTGCATCTCTTTTCATAGCGCTATGCGCGACGAAGAGGATGTCCCACATTCCGCCGAACTGAGCAATAACCTTCTTAGTGGTTAGTTCCCATTTAGCGTAATCTGGCGGACGCACCTGGTAAAGGGTTTCGGTTCCGTCAATATATTTAATTGTTATGTTCTGTTGCATTGTTTGCTCCCGTTTCTAGTTTCTAGCTGAATGATTCTACGACTGCGCCCTTTGATACTTTGAATGTAAAGTCTACAGTCTGCGCATCTGTTCCAGCGCCTCCTGCGGTAGGAAATTCTGGCATGATTGGAAAGACGAACTGAGCGCCTGTAGCCGCAGTCAAAGTAACGCTGATATCTGTGTCTGGTGCGGATTCTGCCGCTGCCCAAAGAGCCTCGCATACTGAACCTGTCTTGCCCCAGTCAGCGAGCATTGATAGAGCGAAAGTAGCCTCGATATTAGTCGTTTTGTAGGCCTCGCCGTCCAAAGTTTGGTATGTCTCGCGAAGGTTGGTCTTTGTCAGAACTGCGCTTGTTGCTTGTGCTTCGATATCTGTTCCACCTGTGAAAGATAGAGAAATATCGCGACCTGTGATTACTGTGGTTGCCATTATTTATCCTTTAGTTTGTTTGTGTGTAGTAGGTGGAAACTCGAATATCGGCCACTAAGCAATTAGATGGCCCTACCTGAGTTACCGTAGGTTTTTCAACCGATCCGATTGTGTATCCCGCAGGAATGACTTTCAGAACACTTATGACGAGTTGCTCGAGATTGTCGAGCGATGCTGGGTTGGAGTTATAGGCAACTGCAACCGAAATAACAAGATTGATCTTTGTGTGAAGTGTGGTCTTACCGATTGTCTCTAATTCGAGATAAGGAGAATCTGGGACGGTAACGACGAAAGGAACCATAGGAGCCTCTGGAACATAAGCGTAAACGTTGCCCGCAACGCCTGCAAAGGCAGTAGCTAGAGGCTGGCGTACTGTGTCAAGAATGGTCGATGCTGGCATTATTGCACCATAGAATCGGTGTCGATGTACGCACCTAGAAGCCCTGATACTCGGTTAAAGAGGCTGCGGCCTAAACGATATGGCGAAACTTGAGTGAAGTCCACGCCCTCGATCTGTCCACCTGGAGCGATGCGAGATTGGAATACTTCGACTGATACTGCTAGAACGGCTGACTCGACCGCGCTGACTCCAACATAAGTAGAAGCGCCTGAAAGGGTTGCCTTGCCTGAAGGAATCACTTTACGCTCGGTAATATCGGCGTTTGTAAGTGCTACTGTAAAGAAGCCATTGAAATCTCTGTAAACTCCATCGACGAATATACGAGAGTTAGAATTGACGATGAATGTATCTACGTCGTAATTGCTAGATTCTAGGATTGTGAAAGTTCCGTTGAACGGGGAGCCGCAGCCTGTAATAACTACGCTCTGACCCTCTGAGAAATTGTTTTCGCCTAACACTCGATAGGTGGCGATATTGTCTTCTAGCTCGACGGCTGAGATTGGTGAAGCATAGGTAACGAGCATAGGCAAGATAACGGCCTCGGCCGTGTCAATTACATCTGTTAAATAAGCATCGTTATAGAGGGATGTAGAAACGCCAAGGATCGACCTTAGTTCTGCAACTGTAACAATTGAAGCCATCTCTACATCCTCTCTAGTAAACGACTGGGGGAGCGATCGGGAGCAACCGCCCCCCCATGATTAGTTTGTGACTACGCAACCATGTAACGGTAAGCGCCAGCGCCTAGCTTTGTCGCAACTGCGCCATAACCGTAGTAACCCACCTGGACCTGACCTGAAGAGATGAGGTTTGTCTGAAGTGATAGGCGTGGTGACTCGTACCATGTGTACGCATCTGGGTTGATAACGATTGCTGTGTTATCGCCAAGGCCTGCTGTATCTGTCAAGTTACGAGATACGCGAAGGTTAAGTCCGAGGAGGTTTCCGCGAACCGCAGTTGCAGTCAAATCTCCGCCAGCGTTCTGTGGGTTGATTGTCTGTGTGAAGATTGGACGGTTTGCAGTATCAACCAAGCCCATTAGCGCGCCCCATTGTTCTGGAGATACGACGATGTTCTGAGCGAATCCAAGAGTGTTCTTGTAGATTGAAACGGCTGCATCTGATACGAAATCAGCTACGAGTGCGCCAGTTGTGAATGCTGCGCGGTTTCCGCCGTCTGTTCCACCAGCGATAAGCGCAGTACCTACTGCGATATCTGTAGCCTTTGCGTATGCGAACTCCATTTGACGTACGAGTTCTGCAAAGAATGCAGGTGATGAACGATCGAGAAGCTCGAGGCTGAATGTCTGCTGGCCAATGAACTTCTGGACTGGAACTGAAACGAACGCAGAATTCTGGTCTGTCTCTGATGGAGTTCCGCCTTCAGATGCTACTGCAACTGTTGGAGCAACTGTGATCTTTGGGATCTCGAAAGTCATACCAGCATCTGGTAGTGCTCCGCGAGAGATTGAATCAATGATTGGGCGATCTGCGTTTGAGATGCCGTTAATGACCTCTGTGAGTTGGCGTGTTGGAACAAGGCCAGCGTTATCGGTTGTGTCTGCTGCTGCTGCAACATACATACGAGATTCTTCTGAACCTAGCTTTGCGCGAACTGAATGCTCGAGATAAGAAGCCTTATCAACGATAGGGTTACGAACTGTTGTCGAAATATAAGGTGCAGTTGCAGCCTTAACTTCGACTCTTGCAGCCTCTACCGTTTCTGCGGCAGGAGCGACTTCTGGAACGGTAGTGTCTGACACTTGTTCTCCTTCTGTGGTTGATGGTATTTCTTCCTGAGTTGGCTCAGAAACTTCGTTGTCTACGGCCGCTACTTTTGCGACTTCGGCGCCGGGGATCGCGCCGTCTGTTACGAGGCTGACCTCGATTAAGTTGCTTGCGCTGATTGCCATGACGCCATTCTTGTTATCCCATGCTTCAACATCTACGCCAACGCTAAAATCAGAACGAAGCCCAGTAGCGGCTTCTTCTAGTGCGTCATTACCTGCGGTTGTCTTAGCGATTTTAAATTCTGCGATGATGCCTGAATCATCCTGTTCCC